GTCGCTGATTTTAACTGCTTCTTCAGTCATCATCGTCATCCATATAGTTCTTCGCAAGGTCTTCCACGTAGTTAATGCCAGCTTCGAGACCTCGAATTAAGCCGACAACTTCCTTGTATTGGGCGAAGTCTTTTGCTCCACCACCCCCAAGAAATTCCTGTGCAGAGGACTTATCATCCTCGAGTTTATCTTTAAGCACGTCAAAGACGGTTTTAGCCATAGTGTGCTATCGCTCCTGTGTTGGCTTACGAGTGTTCTGTGTCTGCATCATCCGAGCGACCTCTAGGGCCGTCTTCTCACGATTTACACGGCTGGACTGCTCCAACTGAACACCCTTAACTTCAGCCTCGATCGCCAATTCCGCTTGGTCGATCTTCAGCTTCTCTGCTTCCAGCATCGCACTAGCCGTTTCTTTGGCCTTGCGTAGCTGGAGTTCCTCTTTCTGGAGCATCGTATCCGCCTGATCTTTCTGGGCTTTACGTTGCTGCTCCTGCTGCTTGACCTGCAATTCAGCCTGTTTCATCTGAATAATCGGGTCTTGCTGCTGCTGTTGAGCTTTCTGTTGTGCTGCCTGCTGCTGATTAGCCTGCTGGAGCTGCTTGCCTGCGTCTGCAACCAGACGTGACAGTTGTACTTCCATGTCCTCGTCCATCTCCTCATTCGGAGCGGGGAGCGGTACACCCAACTTCTCTTCGATCTTCTGGCGGTAGGAGAACCCAAGGTGCTCGGCGATATGTGCCTGTAGAGACGCCATGATCTGCTTGGCCTGTGGGTTTTGCCCGATCATCTGAGCCACCATCGGGTCTTGCATGAACGATGTATGCGTAACGATGTGCGCCTCGTGGTCTTGGTAGATGAACGCCTTCATCGGCTTACCGATAAGTGCATCCATGTTCTCGCTGATCGGATCGGTAGGTTTCGCGTCGTCCTTCGTTGGGACGAGTTTATCGGCGTTCTTCACGCCCAATACTTCGATCATCTGTCTGTGTAGCTGCGGCAGGTCATATATCTGTGGAGCCTGCGCTGACATCTGTAGCACAGTCTGATACTGCACAACCCGCTGTGCCATAGTGGAGTTGTTAGGGTCACTGACAGGGATCACATCTACCATCAGGTAGTCAGACCGCTTGGCACTCACCGCGCCTCTGTGAGGCTGGTACGCGTACTCTGAGGGGGCATACTCAGCCATGATAGCCTTGAGTAGCTTAAACTCCTGCTTCATCGCGTAGTGCACACGTGCTTGCACCGCAGCCATAGGTTTGAGTGTGCGCTCTAGTAGTGCCAGTGTCGTGCCCACAGGAGCATTAGCGGACATGTCAGAGATGTCCATGTCACTGATCGCGCCCAACCTACGACCTTCCGTCGTAATCTGGTTCAGAAGCGCTAGGAGCGTCTGTGAGGGCTCCTTGTAAGGCAGAGGCATGATGTTGTCCCGGATCGACCCGGAAGGCACGTCTACGTCCTTAAATTCGCCCGGCTCGATAGGGGAATCGTCCCCCTTGATACGTAGTCCACGGGACTTTAGCCCTCCCGGGAGGTTGGAGAGCGTACCAGCATCAACGAGCTGACGTATCAAGGAAGTCCCAGCACGGGCATACCCACCGATAATGTGGATCAATCCGAGGCCGTAAAACCCGAATCCCGGTACATATACATAGTGAACGAAGTGCTGACGTTTGAGCGTGAGTGGGTCACCCTCCTCGTAGTTTCTACGGATCGCCAGCACTTCGCCACTCCCACGCTCAATAGTGACGACGTATGGACGAGCAATCTCATCGTCATCATCAATACCCTCGATTACGAGGTCAGCGTGGATTTCGTAAAGAGCGTAGCGGTCGTCGTTGGTGAGCGAGTAGCCCCCTTCTTCCGCTTTCTTCTCTTCGATATCTGTGTGGTATGGTTGCGGCTCATCGAGGTCTACGTCACGGTAGAATCCGGCAGCTTGGAGCTTCTTCAGCTCGTTCTTAGTCTTACGCATTACGTGCGTTACACGCTCTGCGGACTCGATATTAGACGCGCCGTAAGGCACAATCACGTCTTCAGCAGAGATATAAATGGCTACTTGACGCCCCAAATTAGGGTCAAAATAGACCTTTTTGAAGGCAGAACCAGCCAAACCGAGGCTATATAGCATCCGTTCGTGCTCTGGACGGTACTCAACCATGTTCTCAGTGAGCTCATAGTTCATATCAGCCGTAACACGGGCTGCTGCTTCCTCTTTTTCCTTGGTTTCTATCCCAAGAATCTTAGTTTTGACCGGACCTGCAGCTGGCATGGTCTCACTCATAGCTTCAGCTTGGAACCGGATGGCTGCTTCAGCCAAAACTGTGGAGTTTACCCCGCAGGCACCCTCCCATGGGCTCGTACGTTCTTCATATTTGAAGCCAATGACGTCTAAACCCTTGACAAACGTGTCCGCCCAGTCCTTACGACCCTCGATATCGGTCTGTACCTGCCCCACAAGCTCCTCAGACAGCTCGTTTAGGTGTGATTCATCTAAAACCTCAGCAATATTCATGCCAAACTCTGTAAAATCCATCTCATCGCCGGGAATCAGGGTAATTTCCATGCTTCCGTCAGCAAGAGTGACTGATTCTGGGTCGATAATCTCGATTTCCAGCTCATCATCTGGTAGTTCCAACTCTTCAACGCCGTCAAGACCGCCCTCGAACGCTTCTAGCCCTTGCGGGGCGGCGTATAGTCCTTTTTCGATAGCCATAGCTATACCTCTTAATAAAATCCGCCGCGGCGTTGTTTAAAGAACCGTTCTTCTTCCGGCTCATCTGAAGGGAGTCGAATGAATCCCCCCTGTCTAAAGCGCATGAGGGCCATCACTGTAGAGTCCACGAGGTCATCGTTACTCATAAAAGGGAATCCTGCAATCTCTTCGACCACTTCTTCTGCCCAACGTGTCTGTGGCACCCAGCACAGGCCAGATGCTACTATATCTGAGACGGAGTTGAGTCTTGCGAGCTTGTCACCCGACCCTCGGTGTGGAGTGTATTCAGATACTGGCAAGCCCATACGTCGCATCTCTTGATACAAGGCTACACCAGAACTTTTCTTCTCCACAATGAAGGAGTCTGGTTCCCAGTCTCGATACTCTTCCATCGCAAGCTGCTTTAGTTCTGGAAACTCCATACGCTGTTTGATGCTATTTAACAATATAATATTGTAAGCGTTGTCTTCCTCGTTCAAGAAAACACCCCACGTGGTGAGGGCTGTATAGTCTGCACGGTTGTGCTTCTCGGCTGCGGCATCCAACGACATGATAACATACTCGCAGGAGGGGGGTTCTTCGGAGGTCCATATGTTCCACCACTCCCGCTTGACCATAGCGGCTTCTTCTGTGGTAGGATTCTGCTGGTACTGCGAGTTCCATTGGAACACGGGCATTGATGCCTTGGTGCGCAGCAGCGCTTCCAGATCGAAAAACTCAGGCCAGAGTGGCTTTTCGACCATTTTCTTGGTCTTTTTATCCTTAACTTCTAGGATAGCGGGAAACTCTACCACTTCGTACTGGTCAGCCCGTTCGTTCTTGGACATATCCCGTGTTACACGGCCTGTGAGGTCGTCGAGATGCCAACGTGTCTGGATAATAGCGACACGACCCCCGGGCATCAGACGGGTACGAGCACCGAAGGTGAACCACTCATATGCCTTCTCAAAGACTCCAAAGTTGCCGTTGATGACATCCTGCTCAGAGTGTGGGTCATCCACAAGCAATAGGTCAGCACCACGACCCGCAAGTGCAGAGCCAATACCGCACGCATAGTATTCTCCTCCGACGTTGGTGTTCCACCGACCCGCAGACTTAGAGTCCTGCGCGAGACTTACAGTGGGGAATATCGACTTGTACGTGTCTGTAGCGATGAGGTTACGTACTTTACGGCCAAAATCTACAGCGAGATCGGTCGTGTGGGAGACCATCATAACCTTCTTGTCGGGGTTACGGCCCAAGAACCAAGCAGGGTAGAAGATAGACACAAGCTGTGACTTACCATGACGTGGTGGGATGTTAACACATACACGGTCTTTATCCCCACGCTCGATGCCCATGAGCATGTTAGCGAGGATACGGTGGTGTCTGCCCACAATGAAGTCTGGCATCATCAGTTTGCAGAACTCAATTAGGTCGGCATACGCACGTTTATTGGTGTCTCTCGTCTGTAGCTCGTCGACCATCTTGTCGATCTCGAGCACTTCCTCAGCGCTGAACGCGTCCAGATTATCGAGCATTACCTCAATATCAGCTTCTGTGAAGTCCGTTAGCTCAGTCATCATCGAACCCAAACTCTTCGTTCAGGTCGTCTTCAGATTCGTCCATAACGATCACAGCGTCCGGTATCTCTTCCGGCGGGTTCACCAGCTTTGCGAGCTTACCACGTAGCTTCTCTTTGATATCGTCCGTCGTTTGGTGTGTAATCGTCACCTCAGACTTCTCTGTGAACAACCCAACGTCTGAAATCTTACCTAGCAGCTCCAGAGCACGCATCCGCACACGAGGGTCGGGATTCTCCGACTCCATTATGAGCTTGTTCGTGACCAGATTGCGCAGTTGCTTCGACGATTCCACCACAGAATGGTTAAATTCTTCGATGATAGCACCTGCCATCTTAATAGATGCGGGAGTCAGCTTGGCTGCACGCTTGGTCGTTACTTTACGTGATGTTTTGTCAGGGTCTTGGGCAAATGAGGTGGCCAGTGCAAGAACTACATCTTGGTCATCCGTATCTGGAGTCGTGTCCAGCCCGTGATCCTCGAGCAGAGATACAGTTTTGGCTAACGCAGCAGTGCGTTCTGGTAGCGAAATATGCTTCGCTTCATCCTCTAAAGGTACACCCAGCTCTGGCGTTACGTTCAATGTCATCTCTATTCGCAGGTTGTTAACCGGTAACGTAATAATAGGGGTACAAAAAATTTTTAGCAAGGGGTTGCAAAAACAGGGTGGGGGGTATCGAGAATTGGTGTTTTGTGTACTCCCGTGGTGGATTGTGTTCGGTTTGAGAAAATACAGATTTATTCGGGTGTATTAGTATTACATAGCTAGTACGGAGTCCCACTGTCACACGCGGGGGGTGGGGGTAGGGTATGCCTCCAATATGGTCGTTTTAGGGGATTCCCTAAATGGTATCTAATGCCAAGCGTTGCTATGCCGTGTTGTTTTGTGCGGTTTTATCTATATCCAAACACGTTATAGCATGCCATAAGGGTTACATCGGAAGGCACAACGTCCGCCGAATGTTCTTGAAAGGAACATACCATGACAAACTTAAACTTCCCAATAACACTAGCTAACGCCACCACGTCACACGTTAAGGCGCTAACGCATGCCCAAACCACAACCGAAAAGAGCACGGTCAAAATGTTGGACGTGTACCGTGCGGAAAAGATACCGGCTTCACACCTTATATCGCCGCGCTCTAAGGAAAGCACATGCCCGAGCCAAGAATGGTGGGATGGATTGCGCGAGGCTGTAGTCGCAGGGTTTACCGCGGACCAAAAGCGCCTGTTAAAAGCGCCAACCACGTCGCTAGAGGATGCTGGCAAGAAAGACAAGGCCAAGGTGCAAGGCAAGATAGGCAGCACCATCAAGGATATACGCAACGGCCTTGTGCGCAACCCAGACGGTAAGTCACCTACCCAACCGAAAACAGGTTTGGACAAGGCAAGCGCAGACTTCCAAGCGTACC